AATAAGCAGTGGTACTGGCACCTAAAGATGCATCACTGGTAAATAAAGCTATTTTAAAAGTATTACCGCTTGATGCAGTAAAATTATGTGTTCCAACTAAAACTTCTTGTTTAAAGCTATTACAAATTGCTGATGATATTGCCATAATTTATTCTCCTATTACGGTGAAGATGATTCAATTTTAAATCTAACTGTTCCGTCAGTATAATCGTCTCGTCTTCGTCTTCCAGTTTGTTCTATTGCGAACTTCTGTATCTCCTGTTTATACTTATTTTCATATAGTGTCAACATGTCTATCGGACCTTTTAAAAAACCATAAGTTTCTGATAAACAACAATATAAAAGGCCATTTGGAAAATTAAGACTAATATAATTAGTAGTATTATCTGAAGCTAAAGTAGCTGGCATTTTGTTATAATGAACTCTAAATTTGTATGTTGCATCAGGAACGGGAGCTACGAATATACGTCCAGAGTTAGTATCTCCATCTCCTGTTGCTCCTCCAAACATAGCATAGTATTTAGGTTGTCCTCTTTTTGTTGACTCTGTAGAGGGTATGTATTCTTGTAAATATGTTACATCTTTTTTTTCTAACCAAACATTAGCTCCTGTTGTAGCAGACGTTGAGCTATAAACTTGTATTCCTCTAATAAATAAAGCACCACCAGGTGCATTAATAGTTTCTTGACCTACAACTAAATTACCTATCTGTTGCACTCTATCAGCATCAATAGGCACATCTCTCATTATTCTATATTGTGCGTTTAAGATTATATTTTCTAATATATCAGTTGTTAAAACATTTGAATCTGTTTCTGTGTAATTTCTAATCTGTGTAACTAATCCACTATAACTTAATCCAGCCATTATTCAGAACCTTTATGTTTTAAACGTATCTTTTTTTGTTTTGCAGTTTCTTCATAAACTTCAAGATGTTCATCTTGTTCTGGACAACCACATTGTTTAATACCAAATAATTTACAAATAAAATTTTTAATTTTTTTAATCATGAGCTTAGTGTAACTGGTCCAACTGAACAGCCAACTCCTCCTCCTTTAACACCACCAGTTGTAGCAGTATCTGTATCAACTGTAAAATGAAAAAAATTAGCCACAGAATAATCACTAGTATTTCTAGCATCATTTACATACAATCCTGTTGTAATTGCATAACCAGCTGCTTTAGCAACATTAGCACCTGTTATGCCATCAAAATCTGCAGGGTTTGCAAATTGAAATGTTCCACCTGCTACAGTTATAGCTAAAGGTGCTCCTCTAAATCTGTATGTTGTTCCATTTGTTAAACCATGACCAGGTGCAGTTACGTTAATAATTCTTGAACCAGAAGAATAAGTTTCAAATCCATTTTCTGGTATAGAATATGGAACATCATTTTCTGTTCTATCAGGTCTAACATTACGTAAAGAAATAGAATCACCATTCATAGGTTTTGGTTCTAATTGTGGTTGCTTAGGTTCAAATTCTGATACGTGCACAAAAGATCCATTCCATTCTCTAACCATTTCTTTAAATGGAAATTCTAGACCAGATCTATCAGATATTGCTTTTGCGTATTTTCCTGTTGCGTACTTTGCCATTATTTACCTCCAGCTCCCATGGGTTTTCCAACACTTCCACCCATAGCGTATTCTCCAGGTTGATACCCTTTTTCTTTTAATCTTTTTTCAAGTTTAGAAAAATCTTTTAATTCTAAACCTTTAATATAAAGATCTAAAAGTTCTTCATCTCCTGTGCTTTCAATAAAATCTTTAAAACTTCCGTAATCTGCCATTATGCTCCTGGGTAATATGCTTTTGGTGTTATGTATGTGCTAGAAGCTGAACCATCTTCTGCTAATGCTCTTGCTAGTTCATCTTCATAAGCTAATTTTGTAGCTTGCATAAGTTGTGGTTGATATTTTTGTGATAAATAATAAGCTAATCCTGAAACCATACAAGGCACAAATCTAAATGGAACGTCTGTTGCATTTGTATAATCACCTACATCTTGTATTCTTTTTATAAAAAAGAAATGCATATCTTTAGATGCGTTTGTTGAATCAGGTGTTGGATAAACATGTATTCTAACTTTATCAATAAATCTTTCTACCCAATATTGATTAGGTGTTCCTTTAGATAATTTATTAGAAAACCCTGCATAAGTAGATCTATCTACTTTAGTCATTGGACTATCTGATTGAGTTGTTTGAGTTCTATTAGATCTTAATTGTGCTTCAAGGACATCGGATATTCCAAATACACTAGCTGGGGCTGTAGTTGTTGCTGAAGTTCCATCATCACTTGATCTAAAAAAATCATAGTCTGATTGTCCTTCAATTAAATCTAAATTAGTATCTCCTATTTCCCAATAGTGAATACCTCTATTACCCCATTCTTGAAATAATATATTAAGAGATCTTTTAGCAGATTTAAGTTGATAACCTGCTACAGAATTTAATCCAATACGTTCAAAAGCATCTTCTATTATTTCTTCAATAGAAAAAGTTTTATCGAACGTTGCTGTTCCCGAAGTAGTATTAGCCATTTAAAATCCTATTCGTAAACTTTAATCCATTCACAAACAACTGTTGCATTATCACCTGCTGTACAAGCTGGTAATACTATGTTGACGTCTCCACTGTAACCACTAGCTTCTGTATTTTTTAAACCACCAAATGAAGAATAGTCATATTCCATTTCTCCATTTAAAGTTTGAAAAACAATATTAGTTCCAGAATTATCCCAGTCCATACGTAAAGCATCTACTGGTGCTGTTACTGAAACGTTAAAACTAACTTTATTTAATCTTACAGTTAAACAGCTTTTTCCTGCTGGACTTTTTGCTAGTCCAGAAACATCAACTATTTTAGTTGTGCTTCCAGAGTTATCAGAAACTACATTATAGTGAGTAATTAATTTTTTTGATCCGTCAAATACAGTTGTATTTAATACTGTGTCTGCCATGTTTTTTCCTCCTGTTAAAGAGTGCCTGCATTACCAGGCACTCCGAGTTAATTTATTTATTATGCTGCAAATGCAAACACACCAGTAGTCTGAGTAGTCTCAGCTGATAGTTTTGTTGCAATGTGCCATGTAGCATCTTCGTAACAAATGAAAGCAATTTGTCCACCAGTAGTCAACAAATTTGTTGCTGCATTGGCTGGTGTAAAAGTTAATTTAGTTTCACCTGCTGCTGAAGTATCAAAAGTCACTTCACTTGAGCCTCTTGATTCAATAACTGAACCAGTTGCCCAAACATCAGAACCTGCTGCATCAAAAGTTAAAACAGCTGTTCCTCCAGTTGTGTCTTTTGCTTGACAATAAATTACAATTGTACCTGCTGTTGCTGCTGGTAACGTACAAGTTGCAGCTGCTGCACCTGTGTAATCTATTACAGAAATAGTGTCTGCTGCTAATGTTATAGCAGTAGCTGTTGCTACATCTGAGATTGATAAACCAGTTAAGTCAGGCATACCTGAACTCATTCTAGTAGTAATAGCTCCAGTAGACGTATTTTTAGTTGCTACTTGGAAACCTTTTTCCGATCTTACCGGACCGTTAAACGTTGTTGATGCCATAATTATATCCTCCTAGTTTCCGAACATAGTCTCTAGGCCGTCGACTATACGCGTCTATGTTCTAATTAATTGTATAGTAATAAAACTATATACTAGATTTGAGTAGAGTGCAAGAGAGCCTGTAATGTGGAGTGGATTTATTCCAACGATGTAGCTTTTTATTAAGTAGCTACTGAAACTTGTGGAGCAATACCTTCTACAGTATTTTGTTTGTGAGCGATAGCTGCTTCTGCTAACTTAATGTCAGTGATGACTCTTTTAACTTTGTCATCAATTCTGACCATTTCAAGAGTATATCTACCATTAGATAGATGCTCCTGTTCCCACTTCAACTCCAAGGACCTTTTTACTTTGTATAGGTCTTGTATCATTAACAACCTCCTCATAGGTTATTCTATTCAACGGACCAAACATTCCCGTTTTTTCCCAAACTATACTATTTTCTCCAAGTTTGTCAAGGATTGATTGTTCCAGTGAATTCGGATCATCTGCTGACTCTACTTCAAATTTTGAGTAGTGGCCGTACGCATTTATTGTAACTAAAAATTTTTTCATAAGTCTCACCTTTTGTCTTGTAAATGAGGCCGTTTTTAGGCGGCCTCATAAATTACTTATTACGCTGCTCCTGATACTCCGAAGATACCTCTAGGGTCTGATACGCCGAAGCTGTATCTTTCTCTAGCTTTGTATCTAACGTTTCCAGTATCGAAGTCACCTTCCATTGCAGTTGTCAATGGAGCTCTTGTGAACATTTTCATACC